CGAGGTTCAATCCGCAGCAGTTACACCGATGATCAAATTCACACGCGAGCAACCTGAGACCGAGAGCCCTAAGGAGCCGATGTGCAATGAGAAGCCTTTCACGGATGCGAGAGCAATTGACGAAATTCTGGCCATTGATGGTGCCGGTGTCCAGAAGCCATTTGCGGAGCCCATCTTGACGCGTCTGGTTGATTTCATTCCCGATAACCTCAGATTGAATGTCAACTACATTCTGCAGAGTTACATCAAAGAGGATGAGGTGCTTACGTTGGATACGAACACCTACGCCCGCCATTATGATCCGAAAGACATGGTAATGCGACTCAAAACACTTGTCGGCCGTTACTCGAGGAATAAGCACACCAACGTGATTGGTGCTAAGCATTTAGCTCGTGTGATGTTCAACAACGTTAAACCGTACCTTTCAGGTGCAGCTGTCAACACATTTGACGTCATTGAAGCGGCTTTTGACACCTGTGAGAGTATGCAGAAGAAGAAGACCGACCGCTCCGTCAAGCAATTTGACGTTTCCGGGAAAACTGTAGTTGATTTCTTTCACAAAAACCAATTTAAGATCAAATTGGGTGCTGGCCCGGAGGTGATGAACACGCTCAAGGTCGGGCAAGGTATTGCCGCTCACAGTAAACAGGAAAATTGCCATTCCTTGATCTTGACTAGGGCGATCTATAAGTCTGTTAGCCGCTCAATAGACAAGAGGATCATCCTTTACAACGAGACTGACGCAAAAGGATGTTTTAAGAAACTCAAGGAGATGGGTTTGCGACCCGAAGACTTTGACGAGGTTCACAATGATGACGAAACCGAGTTTGATGCATCCCAAGATGAGACGACCACCGAATTTTTACGAATGGTGTTCTCGTATGCTCTGCGGAATACAGGGCTGGCTGAAGAGCCACCTGAACATTCCGATGATTCTTACGATCGAGGCAACAATTCGTACCTTGATGAATTGCTGAATATTGTGATCAATCGGACGTTCATTGCCAGAGGTTTGGCAACCATGAATGTTCAAAACAGCAAGGATTCGGGTGATTGGGAAACTTGGTTGGGCAACACGCTATGGAAGATCGGTTTGACTCTCACCCGCTACAAGGTCAGGCGTCTGGTCGC